TCTTCTGCGTCACTTTGTTTTTTCCACGCATCGTATTCCTCATCTTGTACGCGAATATCTTCCGTTATTCCCTTTTGAAAATCTGCCTCATCTTTAACGGCTTTAGCCCGTTCCTGTTGCGCGTCTTTAATTTTATTAGATTCAATATCAAAAGTAATAGCGTTATCTTCGCGTATTCGTTTTTCTACTCTTGCGCGGGCTTGCACCCTTTCGTCCATTTGTTGTTCATACAATGGATTATCTACAAGAATACTACTTTGTGACCCGCCCCCCTCGCCTGTTCCAGCGCTGTATGTTTCTTTTAATAGTTGTTTTGATGGTCCGGCAGTACTATCAAATATAGCTAATTGCGCCGCTATAGACATATCTAATTCCGCGTCTAGTTTGTCTTGATAATCGTCTAGCTCTTTTGCATCAGCAGTCATATTTAACTGCCTAGTATCTTTACGTATTTTTGCTTCAGTGCTAAGAGTTAAATCCGCGGTGCTTTTAAGTTGCTTTAATACCGCGTCAACCTTTGCAATTTGAATTTCAGTTTGCGCTATGGAAGCGTTAGCCTTATCGACGCCAAAGAATGCGTTACCGATTGTTTCCCCTAATTTCCCAAATTCACCCACAATCGGGATAGACTGCAAGCCTTTATTTAGGCTTGTCATAATGTTCATTCCAGCTTGTTCCCATGTTTTGGTACTGCCAGTAGAAAACCCCTTTACTAGATCGGTAAGCAATGATGCGCCAGCGCCGGCCAGCGCGGCTGGGCTAACAAAATTCTTTAATAGGTTTGTGGCCGCGGCGTTAATCTGCTTAGAATTTATTCGCGCAATACTGCCACCAATCGAATTGGCGGCTTTCTTCGCGGCTTCCGTTCCAGCATTAAAACCAGCGATGGCGCCGTCAGCGTTGACAATTAAAGATGCAACAATAGAGCCAGCGTTAGCCATGATGTCCCCGCGCTATTAATTTTTTAAATTCTTGCACCGCTTCGACTGGCGTTTGCTTTTGTGTAGGTGTCTTAGCAGTAGGAAAGGGTAGGAAATCTTGCGCTGTAAAGGCGCTACCACGTGTGCGGTTGCTGTTGGCTATGACGCTTGCCACAATCCCGGCGCGTAAATCGCCGCGCTGTTCACGGCCCAGCGGGTCAATCCTGTTGTACGCTATCCACTCGCTAATTTCTAAACTGCTCATGGTTTCAATTTCCGCTACGGTTTTGCCTAGTTCCAGCGCCAAAGTAAAATAAAACTTTCGTAGCGGGCGCTGGTTTAGATTTTTTCTAGTTCGTCGATATCGTCGGCGCCCAGGCCGCTTAGTTTCTGCGCCGCCTTATAAATTCTGTCTACCACTTTTGCGGGCAGGGAGGAAACTTCCTCCATATCTTCCACCGTATCGCCGTATATTCTTGCGCCCGCGTCGTCCACAATCGCGCGTACCACTAGCGAAGCCCGTAAATTCTTTACTGCTTCGTTTGGTTTTCGCGAATTATAAACATATTGCTCCCAGCTATCACGCTCCCCCGCCGTCAGCGAACGTACCTTAACCACTCCCACACCCTTGATTATAACTTCAGCGGTGGGAATGGTTGCGTTTAACGCGGCTAATTGTGCGCGGGTGGTTGCCATATTAAGCTACTGATAGGGTGCCTGTGGTTTTAAGAGTCCATGAAGCCATCTGCACTGAATCTACGCTGGCATCAGTCTTGTAAGAATCCACGTAAGCAGTACTTCCGGTGCCGCCGCCAATTACTGAACCATCAGCAAACGTTAAAATAAAGTATGTAAGCGTTTTGGCGAGCATATTAGTAGTTAATAGGCTCTGTCCTGTGTCGCTTGTGTCGCTGTTGCAGGTGATAGTTATACTGCCACCTTCCAAAAGCCCAGGAATAAACGTTTTATAAGTTGCCGAAAGGGCGCTTGTTTCCACGGTTGAAACTTTAAACCCATCAAAACTAACTGTAGTTAAATTTGCTACGTTTGTTGTTGGTGATGCCGCGCTACCTATTACAAGTGTTGCGCCATTTCCTAGTGCTACTGCCATGATTATAATCCTTTGTGTTATGGTCCAGCTACGAAAGTAACTGGTGCCGGTGTGGTTGCTCTGTAAAAGAAATTTAAATTAATTATGCAAATATGCGCGCCATTCTCTGTTCCGTCTTCGCCTGGGTCCCACTGATAATTCGTGTCCAAGACGTGTATATTTAAAACCGTTGTACCCGTGGCTAGTGTACCACGGGCATTATATAATTCAACTCTTAGCGTATCTGCAATAGTTGCGGAACTTGAAACAGTGCTAGAAACGCACATTATAGGTATATTGGCTTTTCTTAGCGTATCTTTGTTCCCGTCAAGCGCTGGACTTACGGCCTCATCGCTTAGCGCGCCCACAATTAAATAAGGCATGGTGGCTGTCAGCGGCGCAAAACTTTGATAAACCTTGCTGGAAACTAAAGCAAGAGATGACGGGCATTGCGCGATAGCGTTGTGGACGCCGGCTATAAACTTCATTTAGACCCGCCTTTAGACGCGCTTGGAAACTTTGCAAAGTCGCGCCAAAACTTGTTGGCGGCTTTATCCATTTGCTCTTTTACGCTGGAAACTAGTTTACCTTGGGTAAAAGTTTCCATAGTGTTTACTACCTTTTGTAGTGTTCCCCATCCGTGATATTTTCTAGCAACGTCTTTATATCTTCCGAATTCCAAAAGCCAGCTATTTTGGGTCTTTCCGAACAGCTTATAAAGCAATGCCCGCGGTTCACCGCTAGCCGCTTTTCTAATTCCCTTAATAGATTTTGTTTTTATTTTTAAAATAGATGCGGCCACGCGCTGACGGCTTTCACCCACTGGGTGGCGGTTGCTTTTACTTCCACCCCACCTGTTTAATAACTTTGCTTCAGTTTGATTGAAATCGTGAGCGCCTGTGCGTTGCAAGTATTGCGCTCCAGCCACGCGCTGTACTGGGTCCATTGCTTCACGCATGGCTTTAGCAATAATTTTACCTACCAATTCTCTCTTTAGCAATTTTAAATTATCTGCAAATTGGTTAAGTTGTATTCCCATTTCATCAGCCATCATCGACCTCCCGGCATATAAAATTTAAAGTATGCCCTTCCTGTCTATAATCTATGGCGCTTATAATTTCATAGGTTTTGGTGAAACTAGCATTGTTGCTATCACGGCTTACGCTAGCGGTAAATCTGTCACCAGTTGAAATACCAGGGTAAAAGTTTGTCGTAATCTTATGGGTTACGATTTGATCCATTTTGTGGTGGTTTAACTTTTCTTCACCTGAGCATTCTGTAATTTGCCCGGCTATGTAGGTGGTGCCTGTGTATGTAAATAGCGGTTGGCCGTATGAGGAAACCGTAATGTTCCTAAACTTAATTAGTAACGGCGTCCGCATTAAGCCAGGGTTCATACGTAATTACCGTTTGAATACTGCGATATCAAATTTTTAATAGTTGAATTAACGCTGATCTGTACTGGACTCATAGAAGCGCGGAATTCGTACAGCGAAGCAATCTGTAATAAAATAGCGTGTTTCAACGCTTCAGGGATTACCGCCGCGCTGGCGCCGTAGCCCGCGGTGTAGACCACCGTAATTACGCCTTCGCCGCCGTTGTGTAAATCACTTGGCCATTCTGCGGTATCGCGCAACATAATGCGCCCCATCCCGTTGTAGCTCTTCACAATGTAATCTGTTGACGCGCTCAGCGTAATGGTTGCTGAAGCTGTGTCCACATAGGTTACGCTAGCAACGCTAATCAGCGGGCAACGCGGTAACACAATTTCGCGCGACGCGGGCCATGAATCAAAAACCGTAGTAAATCCTGTGTTGGGAATTGGACCGCGTATTTCATTTTCAATGATGAGGCGCGCGGTGGTAATTAAACCGCTACCTACGCTACCTGTGCCGAATGTGTCATTATCTAGGCTATGGTAGACCCGGCAGTGTGTTTTCGACACAGCCAGGCTAATCGGTTCAAAACTTGGCGCGGTGGTTACGGTGGTGTTTAGCATTAGGCGAATACTCGCATGGGTGTGGTTGGCGCCGGGTCTAAAATGGGTAGCTCGTCTACTTGGTCTTGCGCTAGGTCGCCGCAGACGCGAAGGTTGGCGTGGTAGCGGTCGTCAAGCACTACGCTTTCCTTATCAACTATTCCGTAAATCTTGCCGATGAAATCGATGTCCACGCGGCCGCCGTCCCACTGCCCGATGATGTCGCCGCTGGCGTTGCGGGTTGCGACACCCGCCGCAAGC